AGAAAGCCTCACCGGGAGTTAAATAAGAACTGGAACCAAATCCAGTGGTTGGCATAACCCGAGCATAAAAGCCCGAAGCGGCAGTGCCTTCATCAACTGGAATTACAGTACCAGTATTAATAGTGGTGGGAGTTAAGGGCTGTTGTGCGCTTGCATCTCCGCCCTGATAACCAGCCCGAACTGGGCCTGAAAAAGTAGTACGTGCCATGATAGACCTTTCGTGTAGTAGCACTTCCTCTTATCGTCTCTACTAAGTCTGCTAGGTCAGTCGATAAGAGTAAAAATCCTAGTTCCCACAGAATACAACAAGAGGGGGATTTTGCAACCCCCCTCCCTTACAACATTACGCTCCGGGCGATCCAAACATTCCTAATGGATCTGAGAAGCCAAACGAATAACGCTCACGGGCCTTGTAACGGACGTTGCCTGTGTCGAAGTCGCCGTCCATCGATGTTGCCATCGGGGTACGAACGAAGTGCTTCAGACCGTTAGGTACGTCAGTACACAAGAACCAAGCATCGGTATCCGTCAGATAGTGGTTAACAGTGTAACCCTCTGGGATAGAACCGTTGTTCTTCAGAGCGTTGATGTCGTTATCAGCCGTACCAACACGGAGTTCAGTCTCCAAGAGGCGGGTTGCAACGAACATCAGGCTGGGAGGAACAACCAACTTACGTGGTTTTGCAGCAATCAACAGGCCACGCTCGTCCGTCCAAGCAGCGATCTGAATAACAGCCGCCTCAAGGGAGGTCTCATTCAGGTCAGCCGGAGTGGAAGGTTCGTTGCTGTTAACGCCACCAGACACGAGAGGATGCTGAGTTGAGAACAGTTCGACGCCATCACCACCCGGGAAGGAGGAGTTGAAGCCGTTGTTCAAAATTGCAGCAGCCTTAGTCTGCTTGGTGTAAGCCATAGCACGAGCCAAAGCCTTAGTGTATCGACTAGACAGGGAGTCATAGAGGTTGTCCTCAATTGCCTCTTCTGTTAGGGAAAACCCTAGTGCAATGGTTTCGTGGTTGTATCGAGCAGAAAACGCTTCCTGTGCGTTGTCATAAGCGATGGCAGAACCTTCGTTTTTGACCGGCGCAGCAGAAAAGCCCGACAGTTTTGTTTCTTCTTCAAAAGAACGCTCAGAGGTCTCAGTTTCAAAGATCTCTTTGTGTTCTTCACCGTATTGAGCATACTCCAAGCCAAACAAAGCGTTTAAGCCCGGGAGCAACTCTTTCAGTAGTTGGGCACGAGAAATAGCCATTTAGTCGCTCCTTATACGCCAGTTGAGTTGGTGTACTGATGCGTCCCGATATTTATCTTAACGATAAACTCGACGAATGCGTCAGCGCCGGTTGCTGTCTCCCTGACCACATCAATAATACGGATGGGCAGAGTATTTGTGGTGTCTTGAGTTCCTTCATCAATCGCCACAGCGGAGTTACCAGTAATGGTAGACCCGGGGTTTTGAATTAATGCAATGTTGTTACCAATGGCAGAAATACCCATTGGGGCAACAGTGGTGCTAGAGGAACAAGAAACCACTTGAAACAACGTGTCAGGATCATCAGCAACATAGGCAAAAATCTTAGTGCCTGCCGCTACTGCCTGACTAGCAGGGTAAAACTGTTGAATCTGAACTTGACCGGTAGAAGCATTGGTAAAGGTACAGCCCAGAAACACGCCATTTGGTGTTGCCGTGGTGGTTCCTGTGTCCTTTTCAATCGTTCCATCAGACACACGCTTTACTAAATCGCCATAAAAAATGTTCGTTGCATAGCCGACGTTATTCGTCGTTGCAATTTGCATTAGGCGAGTTGACCCCGCAAAAACCTGACCGCCAATTAAATTAACGGGCTTCAGGCCATACGGAGCAGATACGGTTGGATAAGCCATATTAAACTCCTAAAAGGTTATTTACCATTTCCAAACGACGTTGTGGATTTTCTCTCCCTAAAGAGCGGCATCCTTGGGTCGTTCTCTCTCATAAAGTTATTGTCTACAGACTCCATCTGATCTCTATTTTTCTTTGAAAAGTGTTCTTTTCGTTGATCCATAAATTCTTCAGGGGCCTTGCAAAGCAACAATCCTGCGACCTCAATGTTGTCCTTAAAACGACTGTTGGGGTCTATTAACATCTGGAACTTGGGTTGTTCTTCAATCCTTACCGGCTCCCAGCCTTCCCGCAGTTTGGCGGAAATATTGCGTGGGTCTGCTAGATTTAAGGTTGAAACACGTACCCACCTATACGCATAACCGGGTTGCTTATCTGGCTCAGGCAGCGTTGATGCTGGTTGCCATGCCTTTGGGCGCTCGGTTTGTGTACGGTTTTCAAGTTCGCGTACAAGTCTGTTTTCTGCCATTTTAGTTCTCCATAGTTTTTGCGTATTCCCGAGCATATTGCTCAGGGGTTAAACCTAATCGTTTCGCAATATTTAGTTGCGACTGTTTCAGCACTATCTTTTTGGAGGATGTGCTACGCGATGCCGGAGCAACCACTGTGGCAGGTCGATCAGTGCGCGTAACGGGCTTGCCGCCCCCGTTAGTCGTTTTAACTTCTTCTTCCTCGAATTGTTCGGGGAAGCGTTTTCGTATGGTTGTGTCCACACGATCCCAATATTCGTCAGTACCCACAAAGCCTTTGCCGTACTGTTTCTCTAATTTCTGGTGCAAGCCAAGTGCTAGGCTTGTCATTTCCTCGTCTACACCAAACCACGTATTGCGCTCTTGCCACGCAATCGTCTTTTGGTCGGGACGAGGCACTTGTACCTGTTGCTGCTGGTTACTATTTACTTCAATTTCAGGCGTTTGTAAAGAGGGTCTGTAGTCTTTTATACGCTGAAGTTTAAAGTTTACCTCTGATAGTTTGGCTTGCGCCTCTACCACCTTGTCGGAATCTCCAGCCTCATATGCCTCTTTGTAGGCACGTTTAGCCATCTCCATCTCAAGTTCTGCTGCCCCTCTGGCTGTATCAAGGAAGGACTTCTCTCCCTCAGACAGCCTTGATTTCAGGCGTTTATTCTCTTCAATTGTTTGCTGTGCAAAAGTAATAGCCTCTTGCTGCTCACGGAAAGCGGCTTCTTTGGCTCGGCGCTCATCGTGCCAAACCTTTTTCATCTGCTTCAGACGAATCTTTACTTTGTCGGAGTAGTCCTCTAACTCGTCTGCTTCTAATTCTTCGACAATCTCCTTGGGAAGCGGCGTCCTGCCTCGGTCTTCCTCCGGCGTATCGTCCTGAACTTCAATGTCAACTTCGGGTTTTCCCTTAGCCTCTACTTCTTTTTCTACGGGTTTACCCTGATCTTCACCTTCTATTTCAAACTCAAAATCAGGTTTTCCTTCTGCTTCTTTGGGTAACGGCATGTTTTACTCCTATTTGCGGCTGATTCCACGGGGATCTTCAACTACTCCCTCGACAGAATCATCGTTGATGATGCGGAACTCACGACCATGAATCTTTAGCCGTGTACCTGCGTGTGGGCGCACGAGAATAAAGTCCCCTTCCTTACACCAAGGCCCACTTGGGAACCTTGCGGCGTCCTTATAGCAATCTGGCCCCATCTTTACGACAAAAAGAACCGTTGTGAGTAGTTCTTCGTGCTGAAGGGTCAGGTCAGATTTAAGAATCCCGCTTTCATACTGCTCTTCGATGTTAGGAATTCCACACAAAATGCGGTATCCCGAAGGATCCGGTAACTGCTTGGCTTTGCGTTCGTCTGTGTCTGGCAGAGTACTTACTTCACCTTCTTCTGTAGCGATGGCGAGTTCAGTCATCGTTTTTTTCCATCCTTTCTGCGGTTTCAATAATTAAGTTGTTGGCTATAAAAAGACCGCGATGAACCCCAGCAGAGTGTCTGTACTCGCTAAAGTCTTTAGCCGCCCCTCTTACCATATCTTGCTCGATTACCTTCATTTCCTCTTGTATCTTGTCTGAAAGATACTTGAGTATATCGTTACTCATTCACTGCCTTTCTTCGGTGGTTTGAAACCTTGCGCCCTTTGTTGAGCGATTTGCGTACCAACTTTTAAGCCTTCTAACTCCATCTTGGCTTCCAACTCAGCACGATCTTTAGCGGCCTTAGCCCCAACTTGCATACCTGCAATTTCTTTCTGGGTCTCAATCCGCTTATCTTCTATCTCAAGCCGGTCTGCTTTGTCAGCGGCTTCGATCTGAAGTTTTTTCTCTTTGAGAGCAAGTTCTTGCGCTTTAAGTTGCAACTCTTGCATCTGCATCTGCACCACAGGATCTTGTGCGACCTGTTGTGCCTGCTGCTGTGCTGCCTCGGCTTGGTTTTTGGCAAGAAGTTTTTGCGCTCCTGCTGCTGCCAAACGAGAAATCTGTACTTCCATATCTTCCGGCATATCTTGGTCTGGCGCCGGATAGGGTACGCCAAGTTGCTCTTCCAACTGACGACGGTATTCAAAGGCTACGTGTTCTTGAATGTGCGCAGCCATTGCACCCATCATTTGATTAGCCATTGGTGACTGACCAACCATCTTTGCAATATTTGGATCTTGTATAGCAGACATATGAACAACGATATGTGCTTCGTGATCCTGATAAATAAACGCCTTGACCGGTTTGCCAGTAAGGATGTCCATGTTCTCGGATACTGGATCGCGTGGCTTCTCGTCGTCCTCCGTAGGTACTAACTTAGAAGCGTTCTTGATTCCAAGAACCTCAAGCATCTGACGATGTAGGAAGGGGAGGTCATACAATTGAGGGGCCTGCTGGGCTAACTGCATAACCGCCTGATACTGAACAACCTTCTGCGACATGGTTGCCGCATTGGGGTCACTTACAGGAATTACGTCTACATTGTCGTAGTCTGACTGTTTAGCCCGTGGTGGTCCCTCTACCGGCTCATATGCATACTCTTCCGGGGTGTAGTCACGGATAATAGTTTTAAGGAGTTTGAACTCCTGCTTCATGCTGTAGTGAATACGTGCCTGAACGGCAGACATCACTTTTAACGTCCGCTCTAATATAGCCAACGTAGTCCCAACAGGGGACTGAGCACTCATGTCGGATACCTTCAGATCCGCTGCACTAGCAAATCTACGACCTTCTTCAACTATGGTGCCCAGTAAACTGTACAACACCTGCGACGGCTCCTTATATGGGAGCGTCATGATGTTATCTTTAATTGTGCCGGAGGCTACATCTACATCTCGGAATTCCGCCGGAGCGATTGGCGTGTCATCTCCCTTAACCCGAAGACCTTTAGTTTTGAATCCTCCGGGGAGATTCGAGAGAGTACCTGCGTCAACAAGTTGGCGAATAATAGAAGTGCCAGACTTGGCAAAAGCGCCAATGAGATGGATAAGACCAAAAGCATAGAAGCCAAATCCCGGGATGTATGAATAATGGACAAAATGATTGCGTTTTTGCTTAGTATCATCATCTGGGTTCCAATTCCGACGAATGGCTAGGATGTTCTGGGTGCCTTTTTCAACAGTAACAACGTAAGGAAGTGCAATCCCCGTCGGCTCTCCGTCTTCATCTTTGTCCTCGTATCCCGGGAGGTCGATGTCAACGTGCATCTCAAGGATCTTGTACCGGTCATCAGATGAGGCACGAAAGCCCATCTTCTCAGCAATCTTCTTTTCCACCTCGTCGAATGAATCAACTGGATCACCAAGTTCTACATCCCTATAAAATCCTGCTACTTGTAATTTGCGTAATTCATTCTCTGTCTTACGCATCACGTGAGTTACACGCTCAGAAGTCTGGATGTTCGATGCTCCATATGGGACTACAACATCTTCAGATGGGACAAACAGAGATACCTGCCGTTCTAGAGATGGGTCGTAATATACTTTTTTAAACGCATTACCCGAAAGACCTAAGCCCCACAACATCCGCTCGTGCTCAGGCCGGTATTCGACCATCACTTCGGTTAACTGATAGTTCATGTCATCTTTGACACGAATAGCGGCTTCTTTTTTCTCTGGAGTCTCTTTGCCAATAATCTGAGTCTTGACCGGCCCCGCTGATGGGAAGGTCTCCATGATCGTCTCGGCTTGGAACTTAACCAACGCTTCACTTAATAGTGGGTGGTAGACACCACAAGCCCCGGGCCAAGGCTCGGTGCGGTCTTCAATCTTCATGCCCAGCAACTCTAGGCCATCTACGTATGTCTGCATCCAGTCTTTGCGGCTGGATAAGTCTTCTTCAAATTCGCCGATCAAATCACCACATAACTCTGTTAACTCCCCCTCGTCCATCTCTTCAGCGAGATTGGCATTGAAGTCGTCCTCATCCTCTACCTCTTCAATCTCTAATATAGTCTTCCCATCAATTCCAATACGCACAGCCTCGGGATCCTCAATCTCTATTTCAAGAGCAGGCTCATCCATCATCTCTTCGAGATTTAATCCCATCGGGGCTTGCCCTAGTGCTTTAGCAATTGCCATATTTTGTCCTTAGTAATAGCCCTCAAACTTGCGCCGGAATGAAGGTAATTCATCTTCTTCATCCAGTAATGTACGTAAATACCCACCCTTGCGGAATCTCATCAACGCAAGGGACACAGAGTCAACATAGTCATCATGCTCGCCCGCTGGGAAACTTGCAACCTCGTCTATAACTTCTTCAGCCCAGTGGGTGTTCGGTGCCCACACTCTACCAGAGGCAAATAAGTCTGATACAGCATTTAAACGGCTAATCTTGTCGTTACCTTTGGTAGGCGTGAACTCTTGGACTGGTATTCCCATCGCCCGCATCTCATATATGAGGGGTGCCCCGGAAGCCTTTTTCTCTATGATTACTGAGTCTGGATCCCACTCTTTATATTGGTCAATGGCCTCTTGCTTAAGCCTTGGGAACTCCATACGCTCCCGAAAAGCGTTCAAAAGTATGATGTTTGCCTGCATTGTCCCCGTGCCATCTGGGTGGTAGAAGACTCCCCAAGTAGTCAGTGCGGAATAGTCGGAACGCTGAGTTTTCTCGAAGGCCGTATCCCACGCCATCAGGGTAAATTCACAGGTTGGAGGGTCATCTTTCTCCCAAGTCTGCCACCATTCCCGCTTAACTATGGCGTTTGTCTCGGAAGTGGGGTTTTGCTGGTACTGCGCCATCCATTTTGAGTTAGGTAACTCCTCTTTCAGGGCTGCTAACTCAGTTAGGGACCAAAACTCAGGCCACAGAGGGCCTCCAGAGGGCAAAATAGCCGGAAACTCGATCACTTCCCACTCTTCACCACCCCTTTGGGCAGCACTTTTGAGCACTTGACCCGTTAAGTCACGCTTAGACCACCGTGTCATTACTATTACGATGCTTCCGCCCGGCTGGAGACGCTGCCGTGGACCCGATGTGTACCACTCGTAGGTCTTATCGTAGATGTCGGGGTTTATTTCTGCGAGGGCGGCTTCTTGTTCCGAGTGAGGGTCGTCAATAATGAGGAGATCCGCGCCTTTACCCGTAACAGCACCCCCCACACCGATAGCAAAATAGTCTCCACCCTTGGTAGTCGCCCACCTGCCAGCAGCCTTAGAGTCTGCTTGTAGGCCAACTCCCGGAAATACCTGAGTATAAATTTCTTGATCAACGAGGTTTCTCACTTTCCGTCCGAAGCCCACGGCTAACTCCGCCGTATGGCTGGTCTGAATGACTTTTTTATGGGGGAACTTGCCTAGGAACCAAGCCGGAAGCAGGTATGACGCGAACTCTGACTTAGTGTGCCGGGGTGGCATGT